GTCATCTTGACGGTGGACTTGGTGTAGGATCCATTCCAATAAATGAAAACAACATGTGTAAGTTTGGTGCATTAGACATTGATACATATCCTATTGATCATGTTGCATTAGACAAGAAATTATTAAATTTAAAAATACCTTGTGTTGTATGCAGAAGTAAATCTGGTGGGGCACATATTTTTTTCTTTTTATCTGATTGGATGAGTGCAGGAGAATTTAGAGATAAAGCATCAGAGATTGCATCTGTAATTGGTTTTGGTAACTGTGAAATTTTTCCAAAGCAAGAGCAAATATTAGTAGAAAGAGGAGATGTAGGTAACTTCATAAATTTACCTTATCATAATCAAGAACAAACCATGAGGTATGCTTTCAAAGAAGATGGAGAGATGGCTACCTTTGAAGAATTTTTAGATTTAGTAGATGAAAGAAAAGTTAAACCAAATGATTTTTTTAAACTACAAGTAGGAACAAAAAAGACAGAACCTTTTCCAGAGAGTCCACCTTGTTTAAATGTTATGGCATTAAACGGCATTGGAGAGGGGGCAAGGAACATGTCTTTATTTAATTATGGTGCAATGTTTAAGAAGATGGATCCCGATAATTGGAAGGCGCTGCTAGAAAAATTTAATATTGATTATTGTTCTAGTCCATTATCTGCACAAGAAATAGTTCATATACAAGGTCAGTTAGACAAGAAGGAATATTTTTATACATGCAATCAAGAGCCTCTTAAATCACATTGCAATAAGACTTTATGTAAACGAAGAAAGTATGGCATTGGTGCAAATGTAGATGCAGTAGAGATAACAGGTATATCTATTGTTAAATCAGAACCTAGAGTATTCTTCGCAGACTTGGATGGAAGACGATTAGAATTAACAAGCTTTGATTTACAATCACAATCTAAGTTTCAGATAGCATGTCTGGAGCAACAAAACTTTATGCCGCCAAAAGTAAAAGAGAGCGATTGGCAAGTGTTAATTAACGGATTGTTAGCAGAGGCAAACGAGATAGAAGTGCCAGAAGAGTTAACTTACAAAGGACATTTTAATCAACTGCTTGAGTCTTTTTGTTATGGGCGAGTACAAGCACAATCAGCAGAAGAATTATTGATTGGTAAACCATGGATTATGGAGGGATTAGTTTATTTTAAAATAGATTCTTTCATAGAGTTTTTAAGACAAAAAGGATTTACACATTATTCTAAGGGTCAGATTCAAGAAAGAATTAAGGAAATAAATAATGGGGATAAATGTAGTAATGTTAGAAACTTTAAAACAACAGAGGGTAAGTTTAAATCAATTCGTGTTTGGTGGGTTCCTGAAGTAAGAGAAGATGTTGAAATACCTAAAGTAGAATTTGAAGAGGAGGTGCCGTTCTAATGGAAGTATTAATAGCCTTTTGTATTGTCTTAGTTGAAGCACCTAGAATTGATGGTGGTAAATCGATATGTAGTTTTTATAATCCTGGTGTTGTGTTTAAATCTTATGAAGAATGTATGGCGGATAGAAAATTAATAGAAGATTATGTAGTTGAAGAGGCTTGGAAAATTCATCCAAAGGCAGTCAGAATATATGCAAAGGGAATTTGTGGAGAATGAATGAAGTAGCAATATATGGACCACCTGGCACGGGTAAAACAACTAAACTTTTAAATATTATGGAAGAAGCTATTGCAGATGGAGTTAATCCAGAAAGAATAGCTTTTTTGTCTTTTACAAGAAAAGCTGCACAAGAAGCTATAGATAGAGCATGTTTAAAATTTAATTTAGATCAAAAACATTTTCCACACTTCAGAACATTACATTCACTTGCATTTCGTTGGGTAGGAATGAAATCAGAAGATGTTATGAAACCTGCCGACATGAGATTCTTAGCTAAAAAATTAGGGATTGTTTTTAAAAAAGAAGAGAAAATAAATATTGAAGATGGGGATATGTATACAGTCGGATCTAGTGATGGCGATAAATATTTTCATATTATGAATATAGCTAGACTGAAACAAACAGATTATATGTATGAGTTTGATAAGTTTGGGGACATGAGTTTGTTTAGGTCGTATATGCCTCGTGTCGTAGAAGCATATAAAGATTACAAAAAAGCAAATCTTAAAGTTGATTTTACAGATATGTTACTTCAATTTTTAGAACAAGGAACAGGACCCGATTTAGATTTGTTAATTGTAGATGAGGCACAAGATTTAGTTCCAATACAATGGAAAATGGTCAAGCAGTGTTTGTTACCTAATTCTAAAAAAGCATACTATGCTGGAGATGATGATCAATGCATATTCAATTGGACAGGTGCAAACGTACATAATTTTTTAAACTGTGCAAAAGAATCTATTGTATTAAATCAATCTTACAGAGTTCCTTACTCTGTTTGGTCTCTTGCGAGAGGAATAATAAGTAAAGTTGAAACAAGAAAACAAAAAGAATACAAGCCAAAAGATGAAGAAGGTTCTGTCTCTTATTATTTTGATGTTATGGATATAAATTTTAATGAAGGGGAGTGGTATGTATTGGCAAGAACAAACAGAATACTTTCGATAGTTTCTGAAAAGTTACAAAACGAGGGATATTTATTCTGGAGAGAAGGTTCTGGTTGGTCTGTATCTGAAGATATTATTAACAGTATAGAAGTGTGGTTACAATTATGCAAAAATCAAAGTCTAAAAGTAAAACAGTGGGTAGAATTTTCGAAGAGAACAAAAAAAGGTATCATTGGTCATGGTGGAAAAAGAAAAATAGAATTATTGGATTCGGAAAAAACATACACTTTGGAGGATTTATTAAAAAGCGAGATAGGGCATCTTTTGAATTTAAAAAAAGAAATGATGTGGTACGATGTAATTCAAATGACAGATCAACAACGAATATATATTACCTCGGCACGGAGAAGGGGAGAGTTTATTCTAACTAAAAAACCAAGAATACGAATATCAACAATTCATAAAGCAAAAGGTGGAGAAGCGGATAATGTGGCATTAATCCTTGACTGCCCTAAGATAATAAAGGAAAAAGGAGACGAGGATAGTGAACATAGAGTCTTCTATGTAGGTGCAACTCGTGCAAGAAAATCATTACATATAGTAGAAAGAAGAGATGTGAATGGATATCAAATATGAAAAAAGATAGAGAGTTTTTTTTAAAAGAGGCAGAGAAACTGATCAATGGACAAAGAGCTAAAGAATATGGACCTGCAAAAAAGAATCATCAACGTATAGCCGATATATGGACTATACTGTTAGATAAAAAATTAAATGGTGCAATCACTCCAGAGGAAGTTGTGGCTTGTATGATCGGTGTTAAAGTTGCTCGTCTAGCAGAGGATATTTCAAAAGACGATTCTTGGACAGACGTTATAGGTTATGCTGCACTCGGCGGAGAAATAATAAATGACAAATCCTGATCAATATCACTTTTTAGATCAAGACATAAAAGATATGTCCTGGGGGAACATAGACTTTGATTGGTCTCCTCCAAGTGATTTTCCAGACTTAACTAAATCAACAAGAATAGCTGTTGACTTAGAAACTAGAGATCCAAACTTAATAAAGTTAGGGCCTGGATGGTGCAGAAAAGATGGATACATTATTGGTATAGCCGTGGCAGCGGGAGATTTTAAAGGATACTTTCCTATAAGACACTCGGCTGGAAACATAGATTCAAAAATGGTTTTTAAATGGTTTAAAAAACAAATGGACACTCCACACATACCAAAAGTTTTTCATAACTCTTTGTATGATCTTGGTTGGCTACGAGCAGAGGGAATTGAAGTTAAGGGGCAGATATTAGATACAATGATTATGGCTCCTCTTATCAATGAGAATAGAAGATATTATAATTTAAACAGCTTGGTATCAGATTACTTACAAGAATATAAAAGTGAAAAAACATTAAGACACGCTGCGAGTGAGTTTGGTGTGGATCCAAAAGCAGAGATGTATAAATTACCTGCAAAATATGTAGGGGCATATGCAGAACAAGATGCCGCTTTGACATTAAAACTATGGACATTTTTCAAATCGTTAATAGTAAAAGAGGATATACAAGATATCGTAGAACTAGAGTTAAAGGTTCTCAAAACAATAATACCTATGAGACAAAGAGGTGTAAGGGTAGATTTAAACAAAGCTGAAGTAATACAAAACGATTTGCTTAAAAGAGAGCAAGAATTACTTGCCGAAGTAAAAAAGCAAACAGGGGTTGAAGTAGAAATATGGGCCGCAGAAAGTGTAGCCAAAGCATTTGATGCGTTAGGTCTCACTTATAATAAAACCGAAAAGACAAGTGCTCCCTCATTTACCAAAGGGTTTCTCACTAACCACCCCCACAAAGTACCACAAATGATAGTAGAAGCAAGAGAGTACCAAAGGGCAAGAGGTACTTTTATTGAAACTATTTTAAAGCACCAACAAAACGGTAGGATACATGCAGAACTCCACCCACTACGCAGTGATGATGGTGGTACAGTTACAGGCCGATTCAGTTATAGTAACCCGAACCTGCAACAAATACCTGCTCGTCACCCAGAAATAGGGCCGTTAATACGAAGCCTGTTTTTACCCGAAGAAGGGGCCTTGTGGGGGGCATTTGATTACTCTAGCCAAGAACCACGCATAGTTGTTCATTACAGCAAGCTAATGGGCTTTAAAGGGGCCGATACGTTTGCTGAACAGTACAATGAAAACCCACGCACCGACTTTCATCAAATGG